AAGACACAAGTCTTGCTCCATATCTTATGCAATTAAAAATAAATGCTTTAGATAAAGATACTAGAAAAATCTTAGATGAAGTAATTGGTATAGATTATATTGATAATCTTTTAAAGGAGTTAAAAAAAGTAAAATAACATGTCAAGCCAATCACAAAAAAACAACGAACAGATACTCATATTGAACGGAAAGATTAAGCTAGTAGATCAAAAGATTGACTTATTAATGAATAATCACTTAAAACACATTGAAGATAAGATCAATACTATATATAAGGTGTTATGGTTAGTCGTTACACTAAGTATAGGGGCATTAGCAGATCTCATAGTAAGAGTGTTAAGCAATTAAGCAAAAGTGCAATAGGTGCTATATCAGAATATGAAGCTATTTGTTCTCTTGTCAAACAAGGATATATGGTTGCAAAGTCAATTGACCCACAATGTATCTTTGACTTGGTTGCAATTAAACCAAATGGTACAGTAAGATTAATAGATGTTAAAACAAAATCATATCGTAAAAAAAACAATCATAATATTCACAGATCCCCAAATGAAAAGCAGAAACAACTTGGTGTTGAACTAATGGTTATGGATCAAAAAAATATTTTAAAAGATTTAGAACATAATAAAAATTTAGTAAAAGAAAATAAACTTACAGTTGAACAAAATAAATATAGAAAAAAAAGAAAAGAACAAAAATGTTTTAAATCATTTAAAGATTTAATTGATGTCTTTAATAACAAAGAGAAGATGGATAGTATCAAGTAAGTGCATTAATTACCTATACAATGATATAGGTTGTGTCTTATTAAATAATTGTAAATGTATTATGGATTACCAAGCAGTAAAAGATAGAATTAAAAAACATGAAGGGTTTAGAAATACTGTTTATTTAGATTCATTAGGCAAAGCCACAATAGGTTATGGTCATTTATTAACTGAAGATGATGATTTTGAAGAAGGTATTCAATATGATAAATCTTTATTAGAAAATTTATTTGATAAAGACTTTAATAGATCTGCTTATAATGCAGAACAATTATTAGAAGGCATTGATATTTGTGATGCTGCAAGAGAAATCATAGTAGAAATGGTATTTCAATTAGGTATTGGTGGGGTTTCTAAGTTTAAAAAAATGTTTGAAGCATTACGAAAAAAAGACTATAATGAAGCAGCAGAACAAATGTTAGACTCTCAATGGAGAGTTCAAACGCCAAAGCGCTGTGAGGAATTATCAGATCTCATGCGTTCTTGCGCATAACCAACTAGATAAAAATATGTTACCAGCACTAGGTGCAATAGCACCATTAGCAAAAATACTATTCAGTACGATTGAAAAATCTATTCCTGATAAAGACTTACAAGAAAAATTAAAAGCACAACTTAATCAACAGTTGTTACAATCAAGTACGCAAGAGTTACAAGCAGCTGCTAGAATAGTAGAAGCAGAAGCTAAAGCTGGTTGGTTTGCAAGTTCTTGGAGACCATTATTAATGTACGTTTTAATATTTGTTTTAGTATTCAATTATATCTTTGCACCAATAATTAAAATGATTACAGGTTTAGTTGTTGGATTTGATTTACCAGGAGATGTTTGGACTTTATTACAAATAGGTTTAGGCGGTTATGTTGTTGGTAGATCAGGTGAAAGCATAGCTAGAACATTAGCCAATAAACAACCTAATAAAGAATGATGAATATATTTAAGAAGATAAATAACTTTTTAAAAGAATATATCACATTCCCACATGAACCTCTAAGATACAAAAGAGTTATAAGATTTAAAAAAGTAATTAAGAAAAAAGGTTATAAAAAATAAAATGAGAAAGAACATTATACCAACAACTATAGTTTTAATACTATGCTTAATCATTAGTGCATCGTCTCAAACAACTACTCAGAACAATGCTTCTGGTAGTAATACTTCTATTACTGGTGGCTATACTAGCACCTCTAATTCAACGTTTGAATCAGGTTCTTCATCTAATTCTACTACAACAACTAATTCTACCTCTAACGCCTATTCAGGAGACACTAGAGTTGCTGCAACTGCAACAGCACCAGCAATGTCTGCCTTCTCACAAGACTTATGCGTTGTCGGATATAGTGGTGGAGTGTCAACATTCGGAGTAGGAATATCTGGTGGAAGTTATACTAGAGATGAGAATTGCGAAAGAATTAAACTAGCAAAAGTATTAAATGATCTTGGAATGAAAGTAGCTTCTGTTTCTATTCTTTGCCAAGACGCAAGAGTATTCCATGCTATGGAGAACTCAGGAACACCATGTCCATTTGAAGGTAAGATCGGTGCTGACGCAACAGCACAATGGTTGAAGTATGACAAGCTAAGACCAGATTATAATTTATATATTGAAAAACTAAAAGTAATTGAAGAAACAAAAAAGCAGGAGTCTTTAACCGAAAAAAAGTAGTTAACGAAATAGACGCTTGGTACGAAGCAAAAGAAAATTCATGGTTATATTTTATACCTTTATTATTTGGCTTATTAATTCTGTAGTTTTATACTCTCAAATCATAAACGTTCAGATAACTCCAAACACTCCACAAGTTGGTGATTCAACAAAAATAACAATTACTCAAGTTGATACAACTACAACTACAATACTTCCTTACAACACAGGAAATTTATTAATTAATCAAAACTTCTGCTCATCTAATTGGACTGGAACAAATATATCTGGTGGTTCTAGTGATCTTGGTTGTAATTATCTTACAGGCAAAGGTGCTAGTTCTTATGCCGAAACTACATCTCCTTATACTTCTGTTGGAATAACTAAAGCTGAACAGAATTTAGGATTTACACAATCTGCTTCTGCTTATGTAGATAGTTGGTTTAATAATCAAAAGACTTTAACAATATCTCAATCAGTAATGAACTTAACTAATGGTGAAACAATTACTCAAAATAGATTTTTGTCTAGCAATACAGCAAGTGGAAATAGCGCTGGTAACATAGCTGGATATACTTACATTCCATTAGATAACATAATAATTAATGCAAACAATAATACATACGCAGGAAAATTAAGATTTGATTTTACTTCTGCATCATCAAATTATAGTGGGTATGATGTAGCTTCTCCAAACATTAGTGTCTCTTATAATAAAATTAATACTCAAACTACTTCTGAATTAGTAACTACAACTGAAATAACTTATTGTTGGCAAAATATTCCATCAACTTGTCCATTAGATACTTCAACACAAGCTGCATTAACAACATTACAAAATACTAACTTATCTATTGTTCCTACATCAATAGCACCTATTCAAGAACCAGTAATGATTAAAGAGTTTGTTGGAGATCCAACACCTTTTATTATTCAAGCACCACCTGAAGAAAAAAAGATTATAGAGCAACAGATTGAACAACCAAAACAATCCACAGAGCAACCTAAAGAGGTTAATAAAGAACAAACACAGAACAAAGAAGAGTCAATCAAAGAACAAAAATCTACAAAAGAAGAGTTACCCACAGCTAAAGAAAATACTACTGTTTCTAGTTCAGAAGATAAGTCTGCTAAGACTTCAGTAAGCGAAGAAAAACCTGTTGCAACAAGTACACAACAAGAAGTAAAAACAAAACTAACAGATAATAAAGTAGGAACGGAAGTAAAGATAGCAGAAGTAAAAGTAAAATCAGTACAAGAGATAAAAATTGACGCATTAAAAGTTAATCAACCTAGTTTAAGTGCGTATGAATCTAAACCTTTTTATCAGCAAAGACAAATGGTGGGAGTTCCTAATCCTAATTTCTTTATGCAATTACAATTAGAACAAAAACCTATATATGTTAATGTTAATCTAAACGATTACATAAGCAAAGATCCATTGGTTGCTAGACAAAATATGTTAAAACAAATACAAGATGAAGAGGATGATATTATTATCCAATTAGAACAATTAAGAAAAACAAAAGGTTAATATGATAGATAAAGTTAAGAATAATTTAAAGGAAATTATAGCAACAGTTGCAATCATTGGTACTATTGGTGGTGGCTTTATTAAGTATGGAGAGATTATGTCAAAGATTGATAGCATTGATCCTGCTAAAGCTGGTCAGATTAAACAAGACTTAGCCATTGCACAAAAAGAAATTGAATTACTTAAAGTTCAAATGAAAGAACTTAGAGCAAGCTCATCTAACCCACTAGCTAGATAATGGTTGTCTATAGAGGAGAAAGATTCTCCGGATATAATAAACAGAAGAGAACTCCAGGCGAAAGAAAGAAGTTTGCTGTTCTTGCAAAGAAGGGTAACCAAGTTAAGATAGTTAGGTATGGTGATCCTGAGATGAAGATTAAAAAATTTATAGCTGCAAGACGTAAGTCTTTTAGAGCTAGACATAATTGCGATACTGCTAAAGATAAATTTACAGCTAGATATTGGTCTTGCAAAAATTGGTAAGAATGATTGATCTGAAGAACAGAGGAACAAACGATCTTGAAGTTATAATATATAAGTTAAAAAAACGTACTGATGTTTTAGAGAAATTAATAAAAAAATTAAAAGACCAAATTAAATCTAATAAGTAATGACTAAAAAAAAATTCAGACTACAGCATGTAGGATTTTGTAAATCTTGCGCTATTGAAATTATTAATACAGATTCATTTGTTATCTACGCAGATAGAAAATGTCAGCATGTAAATTGCATGGAGAAAGAATATAACGATGGCGTTTTTAAATCACAACATTCCAGTTTGGAAAGCAAAGATCAGACTAGAGTTTCTATATAATAAAGAAAAACATATAGGAGAAGAAGAGGATTGTTTAATACATTCTATTACTACTTTAGAAGGTAGAACTCCTTTGTTTAATATTATGCTGCCTAATGGCGCTAACTATGCAAGACTTCCTATACATGCTTTCTTTGCAGACGGATATAAAAGAACTCAAGTTAAAG